TGCGCCCGCCGCGTCCAGCACATTGCGCTGCGCTTCGTCGATGGGCGCACGCATATCCGCGATTATCGCAGGCGATCCGCCCAGCGCGGCCCGCGTCGCGGTATCGTACAGGCAGGGCGCGCCGCTGTCGGGCTGGACCCACCACCACGGCTCGCCGATCTGGAACAGCACGGGAAGGCCCGCGGCCTGCGCAATCGCAACGAAGGCTTTTGCGACCTGCCGCAGATAGCTCATCGCGCCGTCATGCGCGGGCGACAGCAGGGCCGATGGCGGCTCCCACCCGGTCAGCGCGGGCGATCCGTCATGCGCCCGCTGCTTCCAGTCGTTCCAGCAGTGCGCGTCGAACAACTCGTAGGATAGCGACCAGATCACGTCGAAATCGCAGATCTTCGCGTGTTCGGCAAAGGATCGGTGCCAGGCCGTGCAGGGTTCGTTCAACACCCCGCCGGCAAGGCTCACGTAATGCCCGCCGCCCAGCGGCTCGAGCCGGAAATAATGGCTCATCCCTACATAATGGACGATCCGTCCGCGGTAGCCGAGGCCTTCGGCGCTGCGTAGCAGTCGTGCCGGGGTCTGGTTGAAACTGTCGTCATAGGCGGTGGCGATCTGTTCGCCATGCGCGGGGATCAGCACGTCGCCGATGGCCAGCATGGCGCCTTCGCCTTCGCACCCTATGGCGGACATTTCGGCCCAGCCATCCACGCGTGTCGGCAACACTGCCTCGCTACCCTCGACATAGCCCTGCGGGGCCAGGCTGATGAACATGCGCTCGATATCATGCGGATGGATCGCCTCGCCAGGCAGGGAAAAACCCGATTCCAGTTCGGAAAACCGCAGCTCGATCTGCGCATCGGTCGGCGAACCGTTGGCATAGTTCCACAGGCGCACATACCAGGCCCGTTTCCTGCCTTCTGCATCGCGGCCCTCGATCGTCAGCGTCGGACCATGCGGCACGTCCAGCGCCAGCACCCCGCCGCTGCGCCAGCGAAAACGCAGCACGCAATGTGCGTAATCGGACCGCGTTTCATACGCCAGCAGCGGGTGGTCGAGCGTATCTTCGCTCTCCCAAATAAGTCCGGCCAGCTCGCCCTCGTGGTGGAAGCTGCACTCCACCCGCAGCGCGTCGGCTGCGGTGGTGACGACACTCGCCATCATCGGTCGTGGGAAATTGACCGTCCAGAACCGCGGATCGAACCGCTGGATATGATCGGACTGTTGCCCGCTGCGTTTGCGGGCAAGCCAGAAACTCATTGCGAAACTCCTGTGAAATGCGTGCCGTCATCCCGGGCATGGTCCGGGGCGGTGCGTCTCGTTTGGGGGAGGGGGTCCGTTGCCGAAGGCTAAGTGCCCAGGGCCCGGCGAACCGCGCTCGCCACCTGCCGCGCGCTGCGCTGCATCGCGACCGGGGCAGTGGTGCCGCGCGGTGCGGCGATGGCGATCGAAACCTTTACGTCGCGGCTCGTGCCGGTGCCCGCATTCGCTTCCACCCGACCGGCGCTTGCGGGCACGAACAGTTCGGGCCCCCGCTCGCCGACCAGATAGGGTCGTTGCGGCGAAACGGTCCCCCCGGTCGCGCGGCCGGGCAGGCCGAACAGCGCCCCGGCCGCAGTACCGATCAGGCCGGCAAATCCGCCGCCGCTACCGCCGCCGCCGAATACATCGTCCAGCCCCAGCCGCAGCGCCTGCGCGGCAATCTGGTCGAGCGCGCGCGCCGCTACGCGTTGCAGATCGTCGAAGCCGACGCTGCCTTTGCGGATCGCGGACAGCAACCCTCGTTCCAGCACCGTTCCCGCTCGGTCGAAGCCGTCCAGCAGGGTCGCATCGAAAGTGCTTCGCATGGCGCGCATGTCCGCTCCGAAGGCCTGCGTATCCGCGCGAACCGCCACGATCATTTCCTCGATCTCGTCATCCATGGGCATCCCTTTCGATCAGCGCAGTAATCTCGGCGCGTGTGGGCGGGTTTCCGGCAGGCGGGGGCGGGGCAAGGCAGGCGGCAAGCTCTGACGGTGTGGCATGCCAGAACGTACCGGGCCTCCACCCCAGATGCGTGGCCGCCAGCCCCGCCAGCCGAAGCGCTCCATTGGTGAAGGGCTTGCTCACGAACTTCGCCCCCGCTTGCGGCTGGGATCGTGGGTGGGCGACGTCACACCCGTCCCTTCAGGATTTCGCCCAGCAATATCCGCAGCGGTTTCGTGGATGCGGCCAGGCCTTGTGCGACGACCGCTTCGCCCACGGCGTCCCGCGTCAGATCCCCGCGTTCGGCCAGGCAATGCCAGAACAGCGCGGCCATATCGGTCAGGCGCAGCTTGCCCTCGCCTGCACGCTCCACCAGATCGAACAGCGGACCCAGTTCCTCCTCCGCCTGTACCAGCGCATCGAAACTCGGGCGGAGCAGACAGGCCCTGCCGTTGATTGTCAGCGTCGCTTCGCCTCTCGCCGCATTGCTCATGACGGCACCACCGGTCCGGAGCTTTCGAGCTGCACCGAATAGGTCCGCTCGCCGTTGAAATCGCCCGCATAGTCCAGTCGCTGGACAAGGAAGCGGCCGCGCATCTTCGCGCCGTCCTCGAAACTCAGCTCGTACTGGTCGATGGTTCCGGCCAGTGCGTGGTTGCGGATCGCGTGCTCGGCATCCGATCCCAGGAAAATTCCGCTGGCGGATACAGAGACCGATCGCGTCCCAGCACCCGACAGCAGCTCGCGCCAGCCGCCGCTTTCCTTGTGTGTGACCACCACCGTGTCGCCGTTGACGCTCATTTGCGTGGTCCTGAGGCCCGCGACGGCATCGTATGTTACGGGCGCGGCGCCACTGCCGATCTTCAGCAGGAAGGCCGCCCCTTTCTGGGCTGTCATGTCGATTACTCCGTTGCGATGAGTTTGAAGGCGAATTCCAGCAGCACCGCGCGGCCATTGCGCCGTCGGCGCTCCACGCGGCTTCGCAGGAAGCGGGTCACCACCACGCGGAAACCCGCCTGTTGCGGGGCCAGCGTGGCGATGCGCTGTTCGATGCGGCCGGCAAGCGCTGCGGTTTCGGCGGGATCGTCCCCGCGCCCGATCAGCTCCAGCGCCAGGCGCACCTCGCGCCTCATGGCGGTTTTGGTCGACCAGTCGGTGCTGGCGCTGGCGGCAATGGCGATGGCAGGCGGACTGGCCGCCGCCGGGGCTTCCTCGGCGATGGCGTTCACGCGCCCGGACAGGACCGGATCGCTCGCCAGCCATCGGGCGATCGCGCTGCGCAGGGCGGTTTCCATCTACCGTTCTCCCTTGGCGAAGAGGGGCCACAGCAGGTCGGCGCGGTGCCACCAGTCATGCCCCCGCCGCCGTGCATGTGCCGCGGCGCGGCGGGTCAGCCGCTCGGCCAGGTCGGCGAAGGTCACAGCCGCACCGGTCGGTACGGCCGCCACAGCGCCGCGATGGCTGCGGGCAGGGGCGCCGTGCCTTCGTCCCGCTCGCGATATTGATGCGCGGCAAAGCGCACGATCCCGTGGCGCAGCGCCTCGTCGAGCGCATTCCACTCGGCCGCGCCGTGGCCAGTGAAGCGCGCACATATCTTCCACGCCGTATCGAGCAGGCGCAGCAGCAGCGCATCCTCGCCCGCAGCGCCGATCGCCAGCCACTGCTTCAGGTCGGCCAGAGGCTGGCCGGATAGGTCTGGTGTCATGAAAAACACGTCCCGATTGTCAGGAAAGGGTGCCCGCGCCGCAGGGGATACGGCGCGGGCTAGAGCGATCACACGGCGATCTTCAGCAGCTTGATCGCATTGCTATCCAGCACCTGCCCGCCCACGCGCTTGGTGGCGTAGAAGTGGACGAAAGGCTTGTTGGTGAAGGGATCGCGCAGCACCTGTGTCGCGCTGCGTTCAGCGATCAGATAGCCGTGGCGGAAATTGCCGAAGGCGATGGGGCAGGCGCCCGCCGCGATATCGGGCATGTCTTCCGCCTCGACCACGGGATAGCCCAGCAGGCGGTCGGGCTGGCCGTCCACCATGCCCGGCTGCCACAGGAACGCGCCGTTTGCCGTCTTCAGCTTGCGCACTTCTGCCAGCGTCGCCGAATTCATCACGAAGCTCGCCCCCTGCCGGTGCCCGGCTTTCAGCGAGTGGACGAGGTCGATCAGCATCGCATCGGGCTCCGCGCCGAAGCCGCCCGCATCCCCGCTGGCGATATACTGCAGCGTGCCGAAGGGGCGATCCTCGTCGAATTCCTCCGCCATGGGCGCCGCCAGGAACCCGCGCGGCTGGTTCACGCCGCTGCCGTTGACGAAGGCCGCGCCTTCCGCCCGCGCGAATTCCTGCCCGATCTCGCTCGCCAGCCAGCTTTCGAGGTCGAAGCCCGCATCGTCCAGCATCGCCTGGCTCGCCGCCGGATTGGCATAGAGCTCGCCCGTCGGCGGCGCGATCTCGCTGAAATTGGGCGTGGCGGTTTCGGGCCGCCCGGCGCTTTCGCTCACCCAGCCGCTCGCAGTCCCGCCCAGCGTCACCAGCTTGCGGTAATCCGCGCTGCCGGTCTGCACGACCTGCGCGATGGCGCGGATCGGGCTGATCTCGGTCAGCTGGCGGGCGATCGCCGCATCGATCTGGCGTGGCACGGCATAGCCGCCATCGGCCGGCACGCCCGCCGTGATCGACTTGATTTCCTGCGTCGCACCGCGGCGCAGATAACCATCGACAAAGCCCTTCACTTCGGGCGCCGCTTCGTCGCCGGTGCCAAGGGCAGGGCGTGCCGCCCGCCCGATCCGCGCCTTCACCCGGTCGAGGTCGGATCGCAGATCCGCCACCGCGGCTTCGGTGGTCTCCTGCCGCGCAACGATGTCGAAACTCGC